AAATTTAACGATGACGTCAACACCTACATCTCACACGGCGCCACCGGCAAACTATTCTTCACCTACTGCCCTATCCAACTAGAACAAGCTCAAACACAAAAGAACAAAGGCGGCATCACTGAAGCCTACAAAGAAAGTGGCACTTATGTAAAATCTTTCTACACCGTCATGATCTCCCCATCATCAACATGGATTGAACTCATGGGACACTCCAACCCACGTCTTCATCACACACACGATTGGAATAAAGTCTGCCCTAAAATTATCCATGAAAAATATCGCCGTTAATATGCTATACCTACAATACAATCAGCCATTGGCTCCCTAAAATGGCAGGACATCGCGGTACTAAAGCAGAAACTGAACTACGCGCTCAACGCTTCGCTCGCATCATCGCGAACGGTGGGCGTAGATCAGACTGCATTCGATTCGCCGCAGAAAACTGGGGGGTTGGTCCTCGCTCCTGCGATCAGTACCTAGCTCTTGCTCGTGAACAGCTCAAAGCAGACTGGGACATCGAGCGACCGCAAATGATCGCTGACCTCCTTTCGCAATGCTCCACACTTCAAATTGAAGCCCGTCGCGCTGGGCAGTATCACATCGCACTAGGCGCCATCAACACTGCTGCAAGACTCGCGCAGCTCTGTTCATGAGCATCCTCGCTGCTGGACCAGAAGGTCACGTCCTACAGCAGCTCAACCATTCAGGTGAACTGATCAATACCGATCAGCTGCTACAGCGCATCAAAGCTGACCTACATCCTGGGCAGCTTGCTTTTGTAGACGACAACTCAACACAGATCATTGGCATCAGCGCAGGATACGGCGCAGGTAAAACCCGTGCCCTATGCGCTAAAGCCGTTATGCTCGCAGCGGTCAATCAAGGGTTTATCGGCGCTGTCATGGAGCCGACCGGACCTTTGATCCGCGATATTTGGCAGAACGACTTCGAGCAGTTCCTAGAAAATTACGATATCCCCTACACCTTCAGGGCATCACCGCTCCCTGAATACATGCTCCACTTACCAGGAGGTGACACAAAAATCCTTTGCCGTAGTTTCGAGAACTGGTCACGCATCATCGGATTGAACCTTGCCTGGGTCTTAGCTGATGAGATCGACACCGTAACGCCGAGTATCGCCAATAAAGCCTTTCCAAAAATCCTTGGTCGTCTACGCGCTGGCAACGTCCGGCAGTTTGGTGCAGCATCCACGCCAGAAGGTTTCCGCTGGATGTGGACTACCTTCGGCAGCGAACAGGCTAAAGATCGTGACGACCGCAAGCTGATCAAGATGCGGTCAGCAGATAACCCGCACCTACCGCCAGACTTTATCGAGCGTCTAGAAGCCAACTACGACCCTAATCTTCTCAAGGCTTATCTAGAAGGTGAGTTCGTCAACCTAACAACTGGTGTTGTCTACGACCGCTTCGACCGCACCAAGCATGTCGTCAGCAGCCTGCCAGATACCGACCGCGAGCCGTTACGCATTGGCGTTGACTTCAACGTTGGCAACATGTCCGCCATCATCGGCGTCAAGCTAGGTAGCAGCCTTTTTGTCATCGACGAGATCAGCGGTGCTCACGACACCGATGCCCTGGCGCAGCAGATCAAAGCACGCTACCCAGATCGCAGGATCTACATCTATCCTGACGCGTCCGGTGGTAACCGCAGTACTAACGCCAGTCAAACCGACATCCAGATCCTTGAAAGCTACGGCATGTCGAACCAATCACCACGGGCAAACCCGCCAGTGCGTGACCGTGTTGCTGCCGTCCAAGCATTGCTAGAAAACGGCAAAGGACAAGTGCGCCTACAGATCAGTCATACCTGTAAACGCCTGATCGAGTGCCTCGAACTCCAGTGCTATACAGAGAAGGGCGATCCAGACAAGGATGCTGGACATGACCATATGAACGATGCCCTTGGCTACCTTGTCTGGCGTGAGTTCAACCCACTACACGCTGGTGCTGGTAGAGGTACTGGCGTCAGGCTGTATTAGTGGTTATACTCAGCGACGTCCCGGTTTTACCCTACTAATGCTCACCGGCTCCGAACTCATCGCCAAGGTCAAAGAATGTGGCGATATGAACAAGTCCGACCTTGTTCGTGAGTGTGGCTACGTCAAAGGCGAGAAGCTCTGCTTCACCCAGTTTTACGAAGCACTCCTTGAAGCAAAAGGCTTTGAACTCAAGCCTGCTGCTAAGCGTGGTCGCAGCCTGACCTACAAAACCAAAGTGCAGTTCAACGGCAAACTGTCCATTGGCGAAGGTTACGTTCAAGAGATGGGCTTCAAGCCTGGCGATGAGTTCGAAATCAAAGTGCGCGGCAAGTCTGTAACCTTGTCCGCTGCTGTTAGCGAACCTGTCGCTGCTTAAACTGATCCATAGCCTGCGCGATAAAACTGGTGTACTCCGGCTTCCGTCACTATGACCGCCAACTGACCAGTCGCGTCGCGCAGGTCAATGATCCTAACGCTGCTTGGCGTAATCAAGAACCGCACTGGGTTCTGATTGAAGACCTGATCGGCGGCACTTATGAAATGCGGCGCCGCCACAGGCGTTACCTCCCACAAGAACCACGCGAGCTAGACGAAAGCTACGACAACAGGCTTGCTCGCTCTGTTCTTGCACCGTATTACGTTCGGCTAGAGCGGATGCTGGCTGGCATGTTGACGCGCAAACCGGTCAGGTTAAACGATGTATCTGATCTGGTCCGCGAACAGCTATTTGACGTAGACCTGCTCGGCAATGACCTCAACGTTTGGACCTATGAAACCGCACGCAAGATGGTGCGTTACGGGCATGTTGGCGTGCTTGTGGATGCACCTGCTGCTGGTGAAAACGGAAGACCGTATTGGGTCAGTTATACGCCGCGTGACATCCTAGGCTGGCGCACTGAACTAAAAGATGGAGCACAACAGCTTAGTCAGCTTCGCCTGATGGAGCGGGTTGTAGTACCTGATGGTTTATACGGCGAAAAGGAAGTCGAGCAAGTACGTGTACTGACCCCTGGTGGTTTTGAAATCCACCGCCGCGATGAAAAAACCAGCGGTTTTGAGATCTTTGACAGCGGCACCACAACGCTAGACGCTATCCCCTTCAGTGTCGCTTATGCCAACCGCGTCAACTTCATGGAATCACGCCCGCCGATGGAAGACATCGCGGAGCTAAACCTTAAGGCGTATCAGATCCAATCTGACCTAGACAATCAGCTACACATCAGCGCAGTGCCGATGTTGGCGTTCTTCGGCTTCCCATCTAGCGCAGAGGAAGTATCCGCCGGTCCTGGTGAGGCTATCGCCTTCCCGTCAGAAGGGCGGGCAGAGTACATCGAACCAAGCGGCAACAGCTTTGAAGCGCAGTTCAAGCGCCTAGAACAGATCGCCTATCAAATTAACGAGCTTGGTTTATCTGCAGTGCTCGGACAAAAACTCTCGGCTGAAACAGCAGAGGCTAAGCGCATCGACCGCAGTCAAGGTGACAGCACCATGATGGTTATTGCGCAAAATATGCAAGACCTGATTGATAACTGTCTTGCCTATCATGCGCAGTATCTCAATATTCCTGAAGCTGGTAGTAGCTACGTTAACCGTGACTTCCTAGGTTCACGTCTTGAGCCACAGGAGATCCAATCTCTGCTGCAGCTTTATACGGCTGGCACCATTACGCAGAAAACACTGCTTGATCAGCTCAGCGAAGGCGAGGTGCTAGGTGATGAGTTTGATGTAGAAGAGGAGCTAGAAGCCACTCAAAATGGTGGGTTAATCGAGATGGCACAGCCTGAACCACGGGTAATGCAACAAATGCCTGACGAATCGTTAGACGACGAATCTGACGAAGAAATCCCGGCATGATGTAACCATGCTGATGTGGCTAATGATGGGCGCTTTCAAGAAACCACGCAAGCAGCAACTGTCTTGCGTACAGGGCACACTGCCGCCTGATCTATTTGCCATCGTCAGAGTGTCATGGTTTAAGCAGGGCAAAGTTTATGCAGTCGAAGAAATGAACATCGAAGATGCTGGAGAGGAAACAGGTGATGCGCTAATACTGCTATTCAAGGAAGCCCTAAAACAAGGTGCTGATGTTTACTCAATTACATCTTGTCATCCTGCTGATATAGGGATAGATTCGTGAGCACACCAGCCAGCCTATACCGCAATGCAATCGACCTAAATCGCTATAGCAATAGCGTTGCTAGGCGTCTTATCAATAGTTACAACGACATCATCATTGATGCTGTCAATCAACTACGCACCATTGATGAGCTAGCGGCACCTGTGAAGGCTGCCAGACTACGTGCAATCCTGGCGCAGCTCAAAGCATCACTTGCAACATGGGCTGGTGATTCGACAGAAATTACAGCAGCAGATTTACAAGGTTTAGCTGCGTTGCAGTCTGAGTTTGTGACTGATCAACTGCGGCGTGCTTTGCCTGCTGGTGCTCGCAGCGCAGTCAATACCGTAGAAATCAGCCCGCAGTTTGCGCAATCTGTCGTCACTACAGATCCAACGCAGATCAACGTCGTCACCCTGAGTGATGACCTAGTTGCTGCTGTGCAGGGTGCACCGCAAACCTTCAGCCTGACGGCTGCCAAGGGTGCAACCATCACGTTGCCAAACGGACAGGTTGTAGAAAAAGCATTCCGTGGCATCGCTACAGATCAAGCTGAGCGATTCTCCCAAGTTGTACGGAACGGTTTGCTAACAGGCGAACCAACACCTGCCATTGCCAAACGTCTGATCGGCAACTTACAACTAGGCGAAACCGGCAGCGTTAAGCAAATCATGCAGAAAGGTGGGCAGCTAACGCAGGCAACAGATAATCAGGTGATGACGCTCGTTCGTACCAGCGTTAATCAAGTAGCAAATGCCACCAGTCAGCAGGTCTATGAAGCCAATCAAGATATCACTCAAAAATATCGCTATGTGGCAACACTGGACGCCCGCACCAGCAGCATTTGTCGTGCATTGGATGGCAGAGAGTTTGAATACGGCAAAGGACCTACACCACCGCAGCATTTCAACTGTCGATCAACCACAGTGCCAGTCATTGACTACAAAGCATTAGGCTTCGAACCGCCTCCACCTGGTAAGCGTGCCAGCATGGATGGT